ATATGAAATATGAGATTGAGCTTGCAGTAGCAGGTTTCAATAAAGATCATATCGACATTGAAGTCAAAGACCACGTGCTTACTATCACAGGTGATAGACCGCAGAGGCGTGATCAAAATAGTTATGTTCACAAAGGGATTAGTGCTCGAAGGTTTAAGAAGTCGTATCGATTAAGCGAATACACAGAAGTCACTGGAGCAGACATGATGGATGGGATTTTGACAGTCAGTTTAGAAGTCATCCTACCAGAAGAGAAGCGTCCTCGTAAAATCAATATTGGTCAAAACGAGGTAATCAATGACAAATCTAGTAAAGAACTTCTTACAGAAACTGCGTAAAAGACAAACTTATAGAAACACTTTAAATGAGCTTTCTCAACTAAACGATAGAGAATTAAACGATATCGGTATTGGTCGAGGAGACATTAAGAGAGTTGCTATGGGCGACCCAGACTATAAATTGGTCAAGGACTACGGTCCTAATGACAATTTAAAAGGATGGGTATGAATGTCAACTATAATGTCTTGTATATTCTCGCCCTTATCTGCGCTGTGGTCTTCGTTAGATCGGACTACAATGGTGATAGGGTATTCACGGGCAGCGGCAGAACTGTCACGCCTTGGATACCACGAGGAGTCTAAAAGATGTATGACAGAACTTAAGAAGTTATAAATAAGAAAACAATGGGCAGAGGTGATATGATAAAAAACGTTGTTAATAAAATTCCAGAATTTTGTATGAGTCATTGGCTATTTCGTATTCCTCTGGCTATTGTATTTCTACAACAAGGCTTTAGTAAATTACCAGTAACAATGGAAGGCGCCGAAAGTTTCGACTTGCCTTATATTGTGTGGTGGTTTGCAGCATACGGTGAGATCGGTGCTGGTGTAGGCTTGCTTGTAGGTGGCGCCATAATATGGCAAAAGTTTAAAGAAATTAATGATATTATAACTCGGTTCAGCGGTATTACAATTTGTAGTATTATGACAGGAGTTATATGGGTAGGTCAACCTGAAAGCTTTATGGATGTTATTTTATATGATAACTTTCATGTATTCCTTTGGGTTGGCGGTTTATATTTTGCACTGAGAGGTAATAGAACATGAGAGAGCAACTAATTAAGGCAGCTAGAATGCATGCAGAAGGCGAACTAGAAAGAGCCAAGACTAATATAGAAGTCTATATGCAGAATCCTGTCGGTATAGGTGAACATAGCGATATCGTTGAAGCTATACAAAAAGAACTAACAACTATGGGTCACGCCCATGAACGATTAGAAATGCTAGAAAAATATTTTACGTATAGTAAAAGTAATCGTGAATGAGTGAGAACTATTGTACTACTAGAGGGCTTGGATGGGCTTTCCTAATCTGTGCCTTCTTTATTTTAGGCGTTCCATTATTATTAGTGGATAACGCAAAATACTGTAAACAAACAATCATTGTACCATGTTATCCATGGGTAGAGGCAGAATAAAATGCATTTTTCCATTTTTAATAGTAATACCGGTGAAACGTTTGATATGAAATTTGAATCTCACGAAAAGAAAAGACAATGGCTTGATCAAGCTAAAGGATTTGAATGCCTTGGCGAAGTACCAGGAGGTTATCTCCCGACACGTCATGAGCGCATGAAAAATAAAGAGGAGTTTGCCGGATGGGGGAGTTAAGCCCAAGAGAAGAAGCCGAAAAAGAGGCTAAAGAAACATACGCACGATTTTTAGATTGGTGTAAAAAAGGAACATTTATTATATTTGGATGTCTACTTATTGTTGCTAGTTGCAACTTTGGTGTTGAAGAAGGAAATGGTAAAACCGGATCCCAATACAACGGAGAACAGTATGATCCATATAATTTAAATAAGGACGAGTAATGAAAGAAAGTATAAAAGCATTTCCCCCTTTAGCTATGTGGATTGTGGCTAAAGATTGGTGGAAGAGCGTAATGACAATACAGCATTCGCCATTAAGAAAATTACCGCCTCAACTTGGCCTAATGGTATTTTCGATATTATCATTGATGTGGAGTGGAATCTTTGCAGCAATTATAAACAATCCACATATTTTTGGATGGACTGCGGGAGCACACATATTAATTGTATGTGGCATCTTTATAACCGCAATAGTATATGAACAAGCCGAAAAAAATGCTACTTCATCACATATGACTAAATATAGTGGTCGAAGTGCTAACGGCGAACATGAGTAGGATAAAATATGAATAAATCTATAATAATTGTTATGATAGTAACATTCTTTGCTACTATATTTTTACAAGCTGCTAACGCAGCTGACATGACTATTGAAATGTTAAATAAACGTGATGATGGTGCCAAGATGGTTTACGGTACTGACATTGCAAGAGTAGAAGTTGGTACATCAATTACATGGATACCGGCACAAAAGGGACATAACGTAGAATTCATCGCAGGGCCAGATGGATGGAAAGCACCTAAGAAATCAAAAATTAATGAAGAAGTGACTATAACTTTTGATACTCCAGGTGTTTATTTGTATCAATGTACACCACACGCAACAATGGGTATGATTGCTCTAGTTGTAGTTGGCGATGGTGGTAATGACGTATCTAAAGCTAAGGTACGAGGAAAGTCTAAAAGAAAACTCAAAGAACTTTTGGAGGCATTATAGAAAAAAATGGCGCTTCGGCGCCTTTTTTGTTTACATTCCCCTCAAAATGTGATAGAATACTTATATTGTTGGAGGTTTTTATTTGTCATTCTATACATCAGTAAATCGCTATGGGAATCAAATCCTATATTGCGGCTATAACGACAATGGCGTACGTGTCGAAAAAAGAATTAAATATGCGCCCACTCTTTTTATCCCAAGTAAAAACAAAAATACCGAATGGCTTGCCCTCGATGGCACACCGGTAGAACCTATGGGTTTTCCCTCAATGAGGGATGCAAAAAACTTTATCGAAAAATACAAAGACGTTGATCAATTTAAAGTATACGGTAATACAAATTATATTCAACAATGTATTACTGACATGTTTCCTAACGAAATCAAGTTTCGTCCTAGTCAAGTAAACGTGGTTAATTTTGATATTGAGGTTGCATCAGATGACGGCTTTCCAAAGCCAGAAGAAGCAATCCAACCAATTATTTCTATTGCTTTAAAATCAAGTCAATCCTCAGTCTATCATGTCTGGGGCTTAGGAGATTATGATTATGAAAAATGTAACATTAAAATGCATGGCGATCTTATACAATATCATAAATTCGATACAGAAGAAGGTCTATTGGCTAGCTTCCACAAGTATTGGTGTGATAACCGGCCAGACATTATTACCGGTTGGAACAGTCGCTTTTTCGATATTCCTTATCTCATTAATCGCCTTTCTAGGATTGGAAGCATTGAAGCCGTAAGACGTTTATCTCCATGGAATATGGTAAACGAACGTAATACAGAAATTACTGGCCGTACTCAATATGGCTATGAGATTGTTGGCATACAACAAGCCGATTATCTCGAACTATTTAAGAAATTTGGATATTCATATGGCGCACAAGAATCATACAAGCTTGATCACATTGCTCACGTCGTTCTCGGTGAAAAGAAGTTATCTTACGAAGAACATGGCAATCTATATACCCTGTATAAGGAAGATCATCAGAAGTTTATAGACTATAATATCAAAGATGTTCAACTTGTAAATCGCATCGAAGAAAAGATGGGTCTTATTCAGCTAGCACAAACTATGGCTTATCGTGGTGGTGTTAATCTTCAAGATACGTTTGGTACTACGGCCATATGGGATTCTATTATCTATCGTGAGCTTAATAAGAAAAAGATTGCTATTCCGCCTAACTATGAAAAGATTAAGAATCCATATCCAGGCGGTTATGTAAAAGAACCACAAGTTGGCTTACATGATTGGGTCGTTTCTTTCGATCTTAATTCTCTATATCCAAATCTAATCGTACAATACAACATGTCACCAGAGACTCTTGTGGCTCAGACAGAGCGGTCTGGTGTGGATTTTTACTTAGAATCACCAGACAAAGTTACTTCACCACATTCGGTGGCTGCTAATGGTTCGACTTATCATAAAGAGTTTCAAGGTATTTTGCCAAAGATTATTGAAGCATATTATGCCGAGCGTACTCAGATCAAAAAAGAAATGCTTAAGGTCGAACAAGAATATCAAAAGAATAAATCTATTGAGCTTGAACGAGAAATCAATCGATATAATAATCGTCAGATGGCCATTAAGATTTTGCTTAACTCTCTTTATGGCGCACTAGGTAATAAATACTTTCGTTATTTCGATATGCGTATGGCCGAAGGTATTACTTTATCTGGTCAACTTTCTGTATTATGGGCTGAAAAAGCTGTTAATGAGGAAATGAACAATGTACTCAAGACTGATAATGTTGATTATGTTATCGCTATCGATACTGATTCTTTGTATATTAATATGGGTAGTCTCGTAGATAAATTTAAACCAAAAGATCCTGTTAAGTTTCTTGATCAGATCTGTGCCGACCATTTTGAAAAAGTATTAAGTAAATCATATGCCGAATTGTTTGACAAAATGAATGCATACAAACCACGTATGGAAATGGGCCGAGAAGTTATTGCCGATCGTGGTATCTGGACTGCAAAGAAACGTTATATTCTAAATGTACATAACTCAGAAGGCGTACAATATGCAGAGCCTAAACTTAAGATTATGGGTATTGAAGCCATTAAGTCATCGACCCCAGAAGTAGTTCGTGATAAATTCAAGCAAGCGTTTAAAATTATTATCAGCGGATCTGAAGATAAAACGCAAGAGTTTATCACGAACTTCTATAATGAGTTTCGTTCGTTACCGCCTGAAAATATATCTTTCCCACGTGGTGCACGTGAGGTAACTAAATGGTCGACAAAAAAAGGTGAAAAAATCGCATATAAAAAGGGAACGCCTATTCACATTCGTGGCAGTTTGTTGTATAATACTCTTATCGATAAATATAATTTACATAAGAAATATACCAAGATTCAGAATGGCGAAAAGATAAAGTTTTGTTATCTCAAGACTCCTAACCCGATTCAAGAGAATGTCATTGCTTTCCCAGATTATTTGCCAAAAGAATTTGGTTTAGAAAAATATGTGGATTACGATTTGCAGTTTGAAAAAACGTTTAGCGAACCGTTAAAACCAATCCTCGATCCGACCGGTTGGTTTATAAATTATGACAACTCAAACACGTTGGAGGATTTCTTCGTATGACAAGTTGGTTAAAAAGATTATTGTACGATAAGTACGAGATAACAATATGGTTTACAGAAGGTGATAAGAAAACAAAAAGTTTCTTTGAATTATCTGAGCTAAATAAGATTGACCAAACATCTCTGCGAGGTAGAGACATGGATGGTCGTAAGATTAATATTAAGACTACCGAAAAATTTGATTATCAAGTGAGGAAAATATACTAATGAGTGA